GCACATAAATTTTTATTATGGCAACGAGTTCCAGATCGCTACGGGCTATAGACCGTCTAAAAAAGGCTGCAAATTTAGAACCAACAAAGAAAGAAGTAGAACTATCTGATGGAACGGTCTTTGAAATGTGGATAACTCCGCTAACAATGGCAGAGAGAGAAAGAGCACAGAAAGGAGCTAAGTCTGACGACGCAAACGAATTTGCCCTTCGTCTACTAATGACTAAGGCTCAAGATGAAAATGGTCAAAGACTTTTCACAATGGGTGAAATAGACGTACTAAAAAACGAAGTCAGAGACTCAGATCTACAGGCTCTAATGCTTGCAATTGTTTCCGAGGAGGAAGAGCCAATTGACCCAAAAGACTAAGTGAAGAGTTGCGAAGAGATAATTTAATGATGCTTCAATTTGGCATCGCTAAAGAGTTAGGAAAATCCTTAACAGAAATTAGAAGTATGACAGTAGAGGAAATTATTGCGTGGAGTGCGTACTTCCAAATTTTGAACGAAGACCAAGAAAAGGAGTTCAAAAAAGCTAAACGAGGCGTTTAGGATTAAACTAAGGCATCATTAGGTGGAATAACAGTGGCTTCGTATGACGCTCTAATAAATTTAAGGGTAAAAGGATTAAATGACTTAAATAAGATTGATAGTGCAATTAATGGAATAACAAAGGGAGCAAAGGAAACAACAAAAACAGTTAAAGGAGCAAATAAAGTATTAATGAGTCAGGGTTTGGCTCTTAGAAATTTAGCTAAGAGACAAAATACTTTAGTAGAAAAATTTCATCGAGTAACAGGTAAAAGTAAGGGGGGTACTATGGCTTCCTTTTTATTACCTGATTCTAGGATGCTTAATGCTTCCAAAAGAAAGATACAAGAATTAGTAACTGACCAACAAAAGCATATAAACAAAGTCGCTCAAGCTAGACAAAATGCACAAAAAAGGGCACTTGATGGAGAAAAAAGAATAAAGATTGAGAACCAAGCTGTTGCACGATCTAAAGCAGCAGCAGATAGAGCAGAGATAAAAAGATTGGAGGCAATAATAAAGTTAAGAAGACTTGCTGCTCAAGCTGGTCGTGTAGGAACAAAGTTAGGAGATGTACTTGCACCGCCAGAATTAAAGACAAGAGGCAAGGGAGGAAAGATGCTTGCTCTGCCTAGTGCAGAAATGAGGGCAGGTGCTCCAGGTGCTTTTCAAAATGCTCCTGGTTTTAGAGGAACCAGACAAGCTCCTACAGCAAGAGGACGAGGAAGTGGTGCTCTACAAAGTGCATTGATCAGTGGTGCGTTTCCGTTATTGTTTGGGCAAGGACCAATAGGAGGTGCTGCTGGTTTTGCTGGTGGCTTTGTTGGAAGTAAGATGGGCGGTCAAATGGGAGGGTTTGCAGGAGGTCTTGTTGCTACTGCTGCTCTTCAAACTATTCAAAATACTATTTCCGCAATATCACAACTTGGTCAAGCACTAAACCCATTTACTGCTGATGTAGGAAAACTTACACAAGCTTTAGGACTTGCTGGAACAGCAGAAGGAGCAAGACTAAAAGCTATAGAAGCTTTATCTGGAAAGCAAGCTGCATTAGCAGAAGCTACAAGGTTGCTAAATCAAAAAATAGGGGTTGCTGGTACAGAGGCTTTAAAAACATTTGGTGAAAATATGCGAGGTGTTGGAAATGAGTTCTCTGTGCTAATGACTAAGCTAGGTGTCGCCGTTGCAACTGTGGTTAATGACAGTGGTTTTATTCAATTTACAAATAACTTTTTAGATTTTGCCAATTCTTTAGATCAAGAAAAATTGAATAAAATAACAAAATTCTTTGCAGAATTAGCAAAGAACTTAGCTGGTTTTGGACCGTTAGATAAAGTCACAGGAATAATTGGAGGAATAACGGGAGCACTAGGAATAAAAGGAAATGAAAAAGACCAAACTATAACAATGGATGTTGTAGGAGACAGAACAGGTATGCTCGCAGATCAATTTCTTGGAAAAGAAAAAGATAAACGTATAGACGAATTAGCTATTTTAGAAAAAACAATAAATGGGGGTAAAGAGCTTGGTAATATAGAAAAAATGAGAGTTGATTTAAAAAATAAGTTAAAAGCTCTCAAGATTGATATTAATAATGTAGATAAGGATAGTTTAGATGCAGCATTGAAAGGTTTAAATGCTCAAGATAAACAAATAGACGCATATAAGAGACAGCTTGCTTTGGCAAAACAGATAAAAAGTGTTTTAGCTGAAGGTATGTCAAGTGCTATTGAAGGTTTGATTACTGGGACAAAATCGTTAAGTGAATCCTTTAGTCAAATGCTGCGGCAATTCGGAAGCCTACTTCTTAGAACAGGTATTTCAAATATGATGGGAGGTTTAAATCTTGGGGGTTTCTTTGGAAAAGGTATAGGAAGTGCGGAAGGTAATTATTTAGCGAATGGTATCAGGCCGTTTGCTTCTGGTGGAATGGTTACACGACCCACAATGGGACTCGTGGGAGAAGCAGGAGAAGATGAGTACGTCATTCCAGCCTCTAAGATGGCTCAGTCAATGCAACGGTATTCAGCAGGAGCTAGGGGCCAAGCAGTAATTCCTGGTACTGGTCAATCATCAGCAGGAGGAGCTTCTGGTTCGTCAACCACTGTTAACTACTCTGGACCGATATTGAACTTCAACTCTGAAGAATTTGTTCCTAAATCTGCTATCGGTCAAATTATCAATTCAGCAGCAGCCAAAGGTGCGTCAGCAGGAGAAGCACGAACATTATCTACACTAAGAAATAGTAGAAGTACTAGATCGAGGATTGGAATGTAATGACTGTTGTTGCTTTAACTGCTTTCCTCACTGTTAAAAAATCTAATGGTGATGTTGAACATAGATTTCAAAACGGCAAACACCAAGCGGTAGACGGGCATGACTTCCTGTCTTTTATATATCAAGGAGCTGCAATGAATCGCTCTGGTGATAACTTAGAGGCTTCAATTATCCTTGCTAACAATCCTATAAGCATGAGTTATGTTAAAGATTTTGTGACAAATAAATATCAGATATTAGTTGAAACATTTTTAATGGATACCAACTTCAATAAAGATACTGCTGCAAAAAATGGAGGTAAGTTAACAGGTGAGCAATGGTTAGCAGCTTCAATGAGATACGATCCACAGTCGATTGAGTTGTTGTTAAGTTCTGCTATAGACGCTGTTGGTGCAAATGCTCCACAGCAAACACTGACTAAAAATAGGTGTTCTCATCTTCCTTTGACTGGACAGATTCAGAATCTTTGAAGCCTTACGAATTAATTGGTCTTCCTTATCGTTTAGGTGCTGATCCTGTAAAACATAAAGCTGGTGATTGTTTATCTTTGGTTCGTACAGTATTAGCTAATTATGGTTTTACTGTTCCTCAAGGACAGCGTGACTGGTATCGAAGATTAAAGAAAAAAGACTACAGTATCTTTTTTGAAGAATTAAATCGGTGGGGAGTTGAATCACCCCCTAAACTAGGAACAATTGGCTTATGCAAATCAGATGATGGTTATGGCATGGCTGCTTATTACGAGGACGGATGGCTGAGTTATCGAAGAACATTAGAAAGCCAGGTGGTGATATGGTCGCCGCCAGAAGCCCTTTTGGTCGTAGGGTGCTACTTCCAACGGAAGCCGATCTGTGTAATGCCCTTGGATTAACAGAAGAAGAATATTTTCAATTTTTAGAAGGTGTAGCAGCAAAAGTAAAAGAACGACCTAAAGCTTATGGGTTAGTACCTGACATCGTTAACATGCCGCAGGTTGCTGCTATTTTTTGGACTGGAACAGGTTTAACTTTTCTTGGACAAATTGCTGTTGGTGTTGCCTTAACTTATGTTTCTCATTTATTAACGCCAAAACCTCCTAGTCAAAAACAAGGGCAAGCTGTAAGAACAGCAGATATAGCAGGATCTAAAAAGTTTGCTCCACAACATAGCTTCAACAGTGTTCAAGAATTAGCAATTTTAGGAGATTTAGTTCCTCTTGTTTTTACTAAATATCAAGAACTAGGTGGTCGAGAGTATGGCGGTATTAGGGTTAATTCTCAAGTGATGTGGTCACAGCTTCTTAGCTTTGGTCGTTTTCAACAATTAAAAATTCTTGCTTTATTTTCATTAGGTGAATTAGGTCTAAGAGGAGATGGGCCTGATTTTGAAGGGTATGCAATTGGTGATTTATTAATCTCTAATTATCACGCTGAAAAAATATATAAAGTTCGTACAATTGATGGTCATTTCTTACCTCATAGCAATACAAGTATCCCTTTCTTGTCAGGTACTAACTATAACGATCACTATTTTAATAAGCGAAACTATGTTTTTAATGATGATGTTTTTAAAATTGATGATGGAACTGGGCATTTTGAAGAATATTTTTGTGGAACAAGAAACCCAACAACACAAGCTGCTTTCGGTTTAAGTTCACCAATGCCAAACTGTACATGGTTTGGTCTTCCTTATGAATTAATTCGTTGGGGTGATATTAATAAAGACACTAGACCTGGAATTAGAATACAAGTTCGTAAACGAGTAAAGAATTTAGGTTTATGGCCTATGAGGGCTGGTTTTGCTGCTGGTGGAACTGCTAATCAAAAAGCAGGTTTAGATGAGGTACCTGTTGGAACTGAGTTAACTTATCAAGTTGTAGGAGGTTCTGATAATAGTGAAACAAGCGATGATAATGTCCTTGCTTTTCAGAAAAACGATACAAGACATATTGGTCGTCATGGTGTTGAAGATGTTGATGCAATCAGTATTTCTGTAAGAGAAGCAACTGATGGGTACATATCAAAAGGAGAGCAATATATGGCTGGAACAGCTTTAGTTTCATGCACAATGGGAGGCGACAATTTAGAGTATCCTGGTGCTCCGTGGGAAGGTCGTAAGTCACAAACGAGGCAGTACACTTTCAAGGTTATTCAAAAGGGATATTACGAGTGCTTGCCTAATGCAGATTTATCTACGCATTGTTTAAACCCTGAATGGAATACAAGCGGTAATCATTGGACCGTTCCAAATAGCAACCCTAATGAGTTTTATTACGAACAAAATAAAAATGAAATCTTTCCTCCACATACAAGATATGCCTTACAAAAAACAACAATAGGTAGTGTTTCTAATAATAGAGATTGTGATATTACAGAAATTGGCTTGAAGTCAAAAGTTTTTAAACAGATGCAGTTTGCAAATGTAAATAGTAAGCCTACAGAAGGAGCTATTGTTGGTGCAATTAATGATAGAAATCCTATATCATTAGGACAAGTTCAAACTTATTTAAACAGAATAAGTTTCTTTAAACTATTAGTAAGAAAAGCTGGATCAGATGAAGAATGGTCTGATGAGCATTGGGTTAAACCTAATAATGTAAATAATCATTCGGGACTATTTTGTGTAAAAGGAAACACCCCTGAATTTCAATATAATTATATAAGAGTTGCTCATCCCAATGGTCAGTATGAATATAGATTTTTCCCTTGGCCTGGTAATGATGTCATTAGAAAAGTTGCAGGAGGAGAAAGTTTAACCGCATGTTTGTTAAATGCAAATGGAGCGTCAAGTTTAGACTTAGCAGCTAAGTTTTCTTCAGGGCCAAATAATATGTATACGATTTATTTTGCTGGCCTTTTAGAGTTTGGATTAACAAAACAATCTTTAAGTAATAAAGAATGGAATTTAGGCAATCCTGGTGTTGCTGATACTGTTACTTATGATGTAGTTAGCTTGGCAAAAAATACTTATCAGGAAAGATCTAGCTTTGGAGCTGGAGATATTAGTACTAAAAGACAAAATACATTTATCTGGACTAAGTTCTATGGACCACAAGCAACAAGTTATCCAACATCTTATACGGATGCGACAGATAATCATACATTAATTAAACGTTTTGAGATCATTCCTGGTGTTAAGTTTTTTGTTCTATATATAAATCCTTCAGACGTAACACCAAATAATGAAGGGAGAGACGGTCCAGAATGGCCTGTAAGAGTTAGTGCTACAAGCAATGATCTTGCAACTGCTCATTACAATGTAAGGTTTGAGTATACAATCGCAGAAAGTGGCTTTAAAGGTTATTACGAACCAATATTAAATGACAGCCTTCCTGGTGCAGGTGGAAATGGACACCCAGGGGGTATTACTGATCTTTATTATGTAAGAAAATATGAAGAAATAAGTGTTCCAAATGATCCTTTAATTAATGGAAGAATACTGCAAACACATAATGAAGATGATAATGAAGATCAGATTGCAAAAGGAGATGGTTTAACTGTAAAAATGAATGTATGGGAAGATGCAACGTACGGATATATTTATGCAAATTGGAGCATAGAAAATAAAGGCGATGGAGATTATAGGCCAGGAGATAAAGTTTATATTCCTCGTGTACTCCATCCAAGCGATCCAGATGATTATGTTGTTGTTCCTGCTCAAATTGTCGATCTTAATATTGATGAAATTACAACTAGAGATGATATAGGAAGTGATATTCCTTCTGAGTTAAATCCTTATGATGTTGCTGCTGATTTCTGGAAATATCAAGGAGATAGATCAAGTCATTTAGATGGCCCTGAACACCGTGTCGTATATGTAAATGAAATCATAAAAACAACAGGAAACGAAAGAGCAACTTATAGAGATTTAGCTTATGCAGGGTTAAGGATTGATAGTTCAAAAGAGTGGACAAATTTCACTCAGTTTTCTGCTTATTTTAGAAAAGGAATAGAAGTTACAAAAGCACCTTTTATTACTTATGGTAATAAAGAAGAAACGAATTTATTTCCTGAAATTGCTTACGCTTTATTGACAGATAAAAAGCTAGGAGCAGGAAAAGTTATTCCTAGAGAATCGGTAAATTCTTCAGCTATGCACATAGCTACAGAGTTTTGCCAAGCCAACCGCTTCTTTTGGGATGGGATGATCTCAAACAGGGTCAATTTAAGAGACTTTATTTTTGAACAAGGGACTTATTGCTTATTAGATTTTACGATTGTTGGAGGTCAATTTAGTCTGTATCCTACTGTTCCTTTTAATAGTGATTACACAATAAATTACATTGCTAAACCTGAAATAAAGGCAATGTTTACCGATGGGAATATCAAAGATTTACAAGTTAATTTCCTTGCCCCTGAAGACAGGCAAACATTTAGAGCAAATGTTTTATGGAGAAAAGAAAAGTTAAATGGTTTTGCTGAAACTAAATCAGTCATTGTCAGGCTTGAAGGATCAGACCATGAAGACGATCCAGTTGAAACGTATGACTTAAGTGGTTTCTGTACTTCTTTAAATCATGCAATAATTTATGCAAAATATGTTTTAAGCGTTAGAGAATATACAGACCATTCAATTAATTTTAAAACGGCTCCTCATTATGTAAACGGTCTAAAACCAGGTGATTATATAAGAGTATTTTCAACAACAAATCATACAAGTCGATTTAATAATGGAGCAATTCTTGAAGATGGCACTGTTGTAAGTAAAGACACAATTACAGGCTCTAAAGATTTTTATTATTGGAATCCTTCTAGTGAAGAAGTGTTAGAAGATACTGTTGATTTTTCTAATGCAAGTGCAGTAAAAGCATACGCTGGAACGTTGTTTACTATTAAAGAAACTGGGAATACAGATCAATGCTATAAAGTTGAAAGTATTACGTTTGGAGAAGATGGTTTGATTGATTTATCTGGTTCGTACGTCAAGCTAACCGATTCAAGTCATGTTAACGGAGAAGGCAGGTTGGCTATATTACAAGGATGGGGGCAGGGGTCTTCATCTCGTTTTGTTGTTGAGAGTTAAACATGGGTAATCCAATTCAATTTCCTGCTATCAAGCCTAGTGCTAGAAGTTTTACACCTGGAACATACCCAAGTACAGATTTTGAATCATTAGACGGAACAAAGACACATATACGTTTTGGTAATAGATCTGTTAATGCAACCCTTTCATTGAGCTTTTCAAATATAAGTGACGGAAATGTCGTACAGATTCTTATAAACTATAACGATGTAAATAGTGATTGGGACTATGTCACTTTCGATAAATCACATGGGTTGCAGGGAATTGAGGATCAAATATTAGAAAATCAGATTACAACTGGTTTAAGTTCTGGACTAAAATGGAGATATACAGGGCCGCCAACTGTTACAAGTACATTCAATGGATTGAGTAATGTTAGCTGTAGTTTTGTTGCTTGCTTGGATGCACCCATATAATAAGAACAACGTTTTAATTTAAGGTTGTGGGTTTTTATTCTGGACGTGATGGAGAACTTTTTCT